GCATATCTTCCTGCACCTAATGCAACCGATGGTAGCACCGAAAATCAAATCAGATATGAGGCATACCGTAACCGCGCTAACTTTGTAAACTTTGTCAGTCATACAAAGGAGGGCATGTTGGGCATGGTATTCCGTAAGCCCACAGAAATTGACTTGCCGACTAACCTTGATTACCTGTTAGAAAATGCAAACGGTAACGGTCTACACCTAGACCAGATGATAAAAGATGCTGCGTCCGATACCTTGCTTACTGGTCGTTATGGGTTGCTAGTAGATTATCCGCAGACCGACGAGGGATTGACCCAAGCAGAAGTTAGCAATAAGGGGCTACAAGCCTCGATCCTAGCCTATCCTGCTGAATCAATTATTAACTGGCGTTGTGAAGTAGTCGATGGTGTTAAGCAATTGACGATGGTTGTGCTACAAGAACCACGCATAAAGCCCCTAGATAATGATCCGTATGACGTTGAACACTGCATGTATCACCGCGTTTTGATGTTGCTTGAGGGTGTCTACACCCAGTTACTGTATGACGAGAATAACGAATTAGTCGCGAATGATATTGTACCGCGTAAATCAAACGGCTCGACATGGGACGTTATCCCTTTTGAGTTTATCGGATCGACTAACAACGATGAAACATCAGACAAAGCCCCCCTGTATGACATAGCCGAAGTCAATATTGCTCACTATCGGAACTCTGCTGATTATGAGGAGTCGAGCTTTATTGTCGGACAACCTACACCAGTGATTGCAGGGCTAACGCAATCTTGGGTTGATGATAACTTTGCTAACGGTATCGAGCTTGGATCAAGAGCAGGGTTACTACTACCCCTTGACGCTAACGCAAGCCTATTGCAATCAGCGCCAAACCAGATGCCAGAACGAGGTATGGAGCTTAAAGAGTCTCAGATGGTCAAGATTGGCACTCGCATCATTGAAGATTCAAGCGGTGCAGAGACAGCAGAAGCCGCAAAGATTCGATTTGCAGGGCAAAACTCAAAGCTAGGCTCGTTAATTATCAACATTGAAGAGGGATTTAGAAAGTCTTTGATGTGGATGGGCGAGTTTATGGGAGGAGAGGGTGAAGTAACCCTTGAGATCAACAAAGAATTCTACGATGCAACGATTGATCCGCAGATGTTAGCTCAAACAATGATGCTGCAAGATCGAGGTGTCATAAGTAAGTCTGATGTTCGCTACTTATTGCGTCGAGGCAACCTATTAGAAGCTGATCGGACTGACGAGGAGATCGAGGCAGATGCCGAAGTCGCTGAAATCGAGCCTGTCATACCCCCTGTACAAGAAGAAGAAACCGAAGAAGAGTTCGGAAATTAATAGCCCAAAACTGAGCTAAAAGTTCCGATCAAACTGGTACGCGGATAGTCACTGATAGCAAGGGTTTCAGCCTTATATGTCCTATTAGTGTAGTAACACTAACTACAAATATTGAAGACCGTCCTCATTGGGCGGTTTTTTTTTGCCTCTCCATTGGCTTTTAACGTAGCTAAAAACCCTCACAGAACTACACCAAAACGATTTGTTTCGTGCAGGTCTTTTTACTTGACTTTTAACTAAGTCATTCCCAACGACAAATATCGAAAAATTTGAGAGTTAACGCTCTCGATATAGGGCGGTCTGTGGCCGCTTGGTTTGTGACCAAAAAGGTAATACCCAATGAGTGAAGAAATAGATGTAACCGCATTGCAAGAAGAATTGACCGCGTTGAAAACAAGCAATCAAGAATTGACCGATCAATTTACTGCAATCAAAAACAAGAATGACGAGTTATTGACTGAGACAAAGACCGCTAAAGATGCCAAGCGTAAGGCCGAGGCTGATGCCATTACGGACAAAGATCGAATGGCAAAAGAAAGCGGTGACTTCAAATCGTTGTACGAATCGTCATCGGAAAAACTGCAATCAACACAAGACCTGTTGAATTCGTTGCAGGGTTCAATCGAATCAGAAAAGAAAGGCAATGCGGCTATGAAGATAGCGGCTGATCTTGCCGAAGGTTCAAACATAGACCTATTAAGCACCTTTGTTAATAACCGGATTGCATTCAAAGACGGTGAATTAGCGGTGACTGATGGGAAAGGGAACCTAACCATTTCATCTTTAGACGAGCTTAAAGCTGAGTTTAAGAATGATTCTAAATTTGCCTCGTTATTGAAAGGCAATCAGTCCTCCGGTGGTGGTGCTACTGGTGGAAACAATAGTGGCAGTGCCGCAAAGACTAAATCTCGCGCTGAATTCATGGCGCTCATCCCAGCCGACCAAATGAAGTACATCAAATCTGGCGGCACTGTTTACTAAATAAGGTAATTTATCATGGCAGAGAACACAATCACTGGTCTAGTACCAGAAATTTACGAAGCATTGGACATTGTATCCAGAGAACTAACTGGAATGATCCCATCCGCTACTATGAACGCATCAGCTAACACTGTATCTGTAGGTCAAGCTATTCGTGTTGACGTTGAACCTGCTGGCAATGTATCAAACATCGCCCCAGCAATGACCGTTCCCGATCCTACTGGACAAACTTCAGGATTCACAGACATTATCATCACTAAGTCTCGTGCTGCTGAGTTTGGATTCTTGGGTGAAGATCAGAAAGGGCTTAACACTGGCGCTGGGTACGGAACTGTTCGTGCTAACAAAATTGCACAAGCTATTCGTGCATTAACCAACGAAGTAGAAACTGATCTGTGTGGTTTGCAGTCTACTTTCTCTCGCGCTGTCGGTACTGCTGGTACTACTCCTTTTGGAACAGCTAATGATTACACTGATGCATCTAAAGCTCTACAAGTGCTTAAAGACAATGGCGCTCCTTTACAGGACAACCAATTAGTCATTAACACTAGTGCTGGTGTAAACATGCTAGGTAAGCAAGCAAATGTAGCTGATGCTGGTAGTGACTCTATCTTGCGTCAAGGTGTATTGCTAGATGTTAACGGTATGCCAATTCGTGAGTCTGCTCAGATTGTCGATCAGGCTGCTGGTGCGATTGCTGGTGCGGCTACAACTAACGCTGCTGGTTATGCTGTTGGTGCAACTGTACTAACTTTGGCTGCTGGTGGTACTGGAAACGCGGTTGCTGGCGATGTTTTGACCTTTGCTGGTGACACGAACAAGTACGTTGTTGCTTCAGCAGTATTTGCTGGTGCTAACCCTGCGGCTGGCGATACGATTACTCTTGCTGCTCCTGGGTTGCGCGTTGCAATGACTGCGGCTACTAAAGCAATCGCTAAGACTGCTGCTTCTAGTCGTAACATGGCATTTAACCGTTCTGCAATCGTTCTAGCGGCTCGCGCCCCTGCTCGACCAGTAGAAGGTGACATGGCCTCTGACGTAATCGTTATTACTGATCCGCGTTCAGGATTGAGCATGGAATTCTCCATGTACAAAGGTTACAGAAAAGTACGTTACGAAGTGGCCCTAGCTTGGGGTGTTAAGAACATCAAGCCAGAGCATACTGCCCTGTTACTTGGGTAATTGAAACTAGCCTCACCTTTAATCGGGTGGGGCTTTTTAATTGGATATTTATTATGGCAACAATTGTCGTTGAAACAGGTTCAGGTTCAAGTACATCTAACTCCTATGTGAGTGCGGTTGAACTTGCAGCTTATGCGTCAGACCGAGGTATTACGGTCACTGGCACTGCTAATTTGTTGCTAATTCGCGCAATGGATTACATAGAGAGTAAAAACTTTGTAGGTACAAAGGGATCGAAAGGTCAAGCTCTTATGTGGCCTAGAACTGGCGTGATGTTAAACAGCTATTATTTTGCATCAGATGCAATACCACAATTGCTAAAAGATGCCCAAATTGAAACTGCTATTGCCATAGGCGATGGTGTTGATCCGCTTGATAACCAAGCAAGACAGACGATCAAGGAAAAGGTAGGAAGCTTAGAAGTTGAGTATGCACAACAAGCTAGAGCGATAACGTTCTTAACGGCTGTTGATGTAAAACTTGCAAAGATTACGAATAGATCGAGCAGGGTGATCCGTGTTTGATTATAAGACATTACAGAAAACTGCAACTAGCCTGATTACAAACTTTGGCGCTGCTGCAACGATCACTAGAGATGAAGGACGTAGATTCGATCCTGCTAGTGGTAAATATTTTACTGGGCTTACGTCAACTTATGCGCTTAAAGGCGTTAGAGCGCAGTTTAACGTCATGGAAGCGGCTAGTAACAACGTACAAGACAGTGATGTACGAATATTAGTGCAGTCAGGCGTAACTGTTCCACTAATTAACGATAGCTTGACGTTTGATTCAATCGTTTATCGAGTGATGGGCGTTAAAACTGAATCACCATCAGGAACGGATGTATTTTATGACCTTCACTGCCGATCTTAATAAGTTCACTGACAAAACAAAAGTTTTTATTGTCAACGTATCTAAACAAACGGCTACTGATCTGTTTGTTGAAATAATAAACAACACACCAGTTGGTGATCCGTCTTTATGGAAAAGTAAGCCCCCAGCAGATTATATTCCAGGAAATTTGCAAAGTAACTGGCAATGTACGTTAGGTACTCCAGCGTCAGGCATGTGGTCATTTGAAAATAAATCTGCTGAAGCAACTATTTCTGCAATGAAATCAGTTATTGCTGACGCTAACGTTGAAAACGGCATCTTTCTTACAAATCTTTTGCCTTATGCAGCGCGAATTGAATATGGCGCACATTCGACGCAAGCACCTCAAGGAATGGTAAGAATATCCATTGCTCAATTTCAGCATATATTTACTAAAGCAGTAGCGAAGGTGGCGGCATGAGTACAGTATTTGCAGACATTAGTTCCGCTTTAGATACCCGATTAAATACTTTGCTAGGACATACACCTATTGCATGGGAAAACACTGCATTCGTTCCTATAAAAGATGTGCTTTATTTACGTCCGTACATTTTGCCAGCAGCAACAATACAAGCTGCGTTAGGCGTTAATGGTATTGACGAATACATAGGAATTTACCAGATAGATATATTCGCGCCAGCAGGGAAAGGGCGTGGGGAAGCAGAAATCAAAGCCGATTCTGTTGCTGACCACTTTAAACGTGGAACGGATTTATCTAGTAATGGTAAAACTATCAGGCTTGGTAACGTATCACGAAACGCAGGAATAAAAAGCGAAGACCGCTTTATTATTTCGATCTCTATTAACTATATGGCCCATGTAACTCCGAGGTAAATTATGACTATTGCAACTGGCTCACGCCACAATCTAGCGTTCATTCTTGAATCAACGTTTAACACTACTCCAAGTAACCCAGGATTCACCCCCATTCGTCACACTGGAACAACGTTAGGTCTGTCAAAAGACGCTGTTGAGTCAGAAGAATTGCGTGAAGACCGTCAAATTGCTCATTTTAGACACGGTAACAAGTCTGTTACAGGCGATATTAACTTTGAGCTATCTTATGGCGGCTTGGATGCACTTATTGAAGCAACGTTGTGCGGTAGTTGGACTACAAACGTACTAAAAGCTGGTGTGACACGCAGAAGTTTTACTGTTGAGCGTCATCATCAAGATATTGGCAAGTTTTTGCGCTCTACAGGCTGTCAATTTAACTATATGTCTTTATCTGTTGCGCCAAATTCAATGGTAACAGGTTCATTTGGTGTTATTGGGGCTGGATTTGCTACATCAGCAAGTGCATTAACAAATGCAACGTACAGTGCAGAAACAACAACTGCACCGTTTGATTCATTTACAGGATCAATTACTGAGGCTGGTGGTGCAATTGCTACAGTCACTGCGCTTGAACTGGCAATTGATAACGGTATGGAAGCACTTTATGTTGTTGGTTCGGCTAACACGCTACTTCCGTCTATTGGCAAATCAAGCATAACTGGGTCTGTTACAGCCTATTTTGAGAATACGGCTTTAATTGACAAGTTTATCAACGAAACTACCTCTTCAATTATATTTACGCTAACTGATGCGGCTGGAAATGATTACATCTTTGAATTGCCGAAAGTTAAATACAATTCGGGTAATCCAGAAGTATCTGGCCCAGGTGCAGTCACCGTAACATTAGACTTTATTGCTTTGTTTGACTCTGCCGCTAAACAGCAAATGAAAGTAACTAGAGTACCAGCTTAATTTCATAGATCGAGGCTACCACTAGATCGAGTCACTACTATAATTAAATCATAAGGCACAAAATGGACATTAACACGTTATACACAGCAGAAGCACACGAAGAAGGGGCTGAGATACGCATTGTAAGCCCCTTAGACGGTAAAGAAACGGATTTCTATGTAACTCTTCAAGGTATTGACTCAAAGACTTATAAGAAGGCTGTAAGAGCTTATCATCGAAAGTTAATCGCAGAGGAAGATGGCGGTGAAATCGATCTTATAGTAGCTATTACTAAAGGTTGGCGTGGCTTAA